TTAAAACAGACTACCCTGATGCCGATCTCGGGGCGCTGTGACACCGGCATCGGCCACGATCCGCTCGACTTGGCGTTCCGTGAGGTGGTGCTCTTGGGCCAGCTCGCGGACAGTTTTGTGGGTGGCATACGCATTGCAAATGCGGGAATTGCGCACCGCCATGAGCGCTTTTTTAGCCTTGGGCAGGGCGAAATGGGCCTCGCCGCCATACTCCTTTGCTAGCTCCAGGAGCGCCCCAACGCCAATGATTTTGGCTAGGGCGTGTTCAGGCGTCACGCGGGCCGGTGTGGGAATGAAGATGCGCAGCCCGCCCCGTGCGCGCACTAGGTCGAGCGTGGCCGGGAGTCCGATCAGGCGCTCGAAATCCCGCAGCAGCTCGGGTAGCAGTTCGGAGTCGATGACGTCGGCCAAGTCGTTCATGTCAGGGATACAAGGGTGCGTTGGAGCTGAGCGCAGACAGCAATGGCATCGGCATATGAGCGCGCCGGGCCAGTCCGTGAAAGCGCTGCGACGGCATCACGAGCGGCCCCTAGGAGTTGGTCACGCTCACGGATAGCCTTTTCCAAGGCAGATTGGCGTAGTTCGGCACGTTGTCGCCACGCCCCAATGGCAGATTGGGCATCTACGAGCTGCACGAGGGGCGCGCCTGGACCTGGTTTGGTAGAGGCTCTGCGATAGCCGCTCTGGGAGTACAGACGCGCCACTACGGGGACGAGGGGCGTTGCTGGTTCGGCCGAAGGAGTGCTGTCAGTCATGAGCTGCTCCCCTCGCGCGCTTGGCGCGATCCAGCATGGCCTTGAGGGCTTCGATGACCTTGGAGGCTGACGCAGTGGGTAGAAAACTCACATCGTCTACACCCGTGCCGGTCGTGCGGCCCACGAATGCCAAGAGTGCTTGCGGACTAGCGTCGCGCAGGCCACCGGCCTCGCCGATCTTGCCCCAGAGCCACTTGATCTTGGTGGCCTGATCGAATGGTTTAAACGCTCTGGCCTTTGGTTTAAATCCGAGCGCTTCCATGTGTCCCAGAACTTTGGTGCGGCCCACTGCATCCAGTTGGCCGGAGCTGCTCTTGCCAGTCAGGTTTACCAGATGAAAACGGTAGTCGTCATCGCTCCAGCCAAGGGCTTTTTTCCCTTGGTGAATATGTCCAAGATCGCGTTTGCGCGCAGCCTCTAGATTGGCCTTGGAGGTGTGCGCTGTGAAGGTGCGTCGTTGAGTCGCTGTCATGGCGTTTAAATAAGTGATGTGAACAGGCTGCGCTGCTTCGATTCATCCACCTGGTGAAGGCGGCACGCAGGACAAAGATGCTTGTTCGGCCCCACCTGGTAGGCGTGAGCTGGGCACATCGGCGCGTCACATGTGCCACCGTGTTCATCCTTCCCGTCGCAAAGGAATTCACTTACGAAAAGGCATGGTTCCTCACGCCCGTTGATGAGGACGCGAGCGCGGCATGGAGCGGGCAGCTTGCTGCCCTTCATGTGGACAATGCCGAGGTTGGCTGTTCGGTAGTAAGGCACTGGGTATCTCACTTCAGGAAAGCAGCGACGGCCCACGCGAAGGCGGAGATGGCCAGGACGGGAACCAAGGCGAAGATGTTGCTGAGACCTGAGAACATGCCGCCACCGTCGTCAACAATCCACAGTGCCCAGATCAGGCCCAGCACAGTGATCAAGGCAGGGATCAGCCACCAGCTCAGAGTGAATGAGAGAGTCATTTCAGCAACCTCCGCTGAGCAGGTGTTGCTGGTGTCGTGTCCCCGTGAGGCATACGAATCTTGCTTGCATGCACGAGGCGAAATTCGACATTGACCGATTCGCCTACCGTATAGGTTTCGGCATTCATGCGCTCGCCGTAATCCCACTCGACATTGACTGCGTGCTGCATCAGCTCGGCCACTTTCATGGCCTTGCTGGCATCCATGAGAAAGTGGCTGTAGCCGATGGTGAGATAGGCCATCTGCACGGGCTTCGTTGGGGCTCTAGCCATTGCTTTCTCCCAAGTTCTTTCGCGAGCCAAGACGTGCCCATAGGCTGTTGGGATTGGGCTGAAGAATTTTTTCTTCACGAGTGCGCGCTGGCTTCGGAGCTGCTTCCTCTGCAGACGACTCGGGCGGGGCTTCATACGGACGCTCTTGCACGCCCTGTTGCTCCTCAATGAAGGGCAGCGTGATTGCGCCCTTTGTCACCTTGGCGTGTTCAACTTCGACCTTGGCGCTGTTCACGATGATCTGCGCCGAATCGTTGACCACACGAGCACTTACCAGATCCACATGCTTATCGGGATCGAGAATGTTGGCGATCTGTTTGAAGAGCAGCTCGCGAAGATCTGTGATGGTGTGCATGTCAGATTCCTTTTGACGGAATGAAGGCGGTGGGCGGAGCATCAATCAATGCGTGTTCCACTTGCACACGGACCGAATCGATGATGGTGTGGACGCCTGCGCAAATGACACGAGCGGCTTCAACGTCGATGGCATCCTTTCGCTCGCGCATCAATTGAAGCGTCTGCTGAAGCTGCACTTTCACGTTGGCGATCTCTCGGTTCGTTTGCTCACTTCCCGGAACTCTCGATTGATCTGGCGTTGAATGCGGAGCAACTCCTGCACTTCTGGTGATGCCGAAGCCATGTTGTGATGGGAAAATCGTTCCGCCTCTGGGACCATCACCATGTTGTCCGGGGTTCGCGGCAAGAACGGGTTGCGAGGAACAAGGCACATACCCTTTGGCAGGGGGCCATTGACTGCCTCCCATTCGAGAACGCACAACCGTTTGTAGTTGCGAAACCCGTTCTTCTTCTTGTCGCTGACCTTCACCTGGACGATCCCTTGCGAGTCCGTCCGCATGGCGCCGACAGAAAGCGTCACAGCTCTTCCGGGGATGTTCAGAAAGGTCGCACGATGGGTGATCGCGCTGCGCGATCGATTCATCATCGCTGCAACTTGATCGATCTTGCGCGGGTCGTAAATCCGCGTCAGCATCACATCCTCGGCTGCGGTCCATGGTCGATGGACCTCTTTGCGTTTTGCAAGGCCCAGAGCTTCCACCCTGTTCTTCACAGAGCTCTCGCTGCGCCCGATCAACGTGGCAAGCTGGGCTGCTGAGTGCGTTGCATAGAGTCGCCGGAGAGTTTTTATTTGCTCGGGTGTCCATGGTTCATATCGCTTGTTCGCGCTCATTGCATTTCACTGGCTATCCGGATAATCGTGTGGAATCAACCCTCGGCATTCACGCCTCGGCCGGAGAGTTTGTTCCCGTCTGCGACGACAAAGCCGGCCGGGTCGACGAACACGCGCCCAGCCTCGCACAAGGCGCCATTGACAGTCACCGTGCGAGAGCCGCTGACGTGTACGCCGTGCGCCACAAGCCACGCGTCAATCGCGGTTGCGACCTCGTCGCCGCTCAGTTCAATGCTCACGCCTGGGCCGTACTGCGTGGTGCGCACCGCCTCGAATGCTGCATCCAGTGCATCCGCAGGTGCTGCCCCGGCTTCTTTCAGTGCGACACGAATCGCCGCCATCATGTCGCCAATCTCCGTGTCGTCATCGTGGTGGTACATCGCTGCGATTTCCGCGATGCGCTCGCTCCTCAGCTGCGGATTGGGCGCAGGCGCTGCCCAACTGGCGCTGAGGGCATTCAGGAAGGCCCACATGAACGGTGAATCGTCGTGTGCTGTGGTCTTTTCAAACCATCGACGCTTTTGACCTGCAGGACTCACGACAATCCACGACTCGTAGTCTTTGGTGATAGTCCAACCAGTTGCTACCAAGTTCTGATCCGTCGTAGTTGGCGCATCGATGGAGGTGGCAACACATCCAAGATCCTGCGCCGTGGCAAGGCGCACTGAGGGCATAGCGCTGGAGACCCAGTCATTACCGCGTTCGGTTTGCTGGTGCTTGATCGCGGCCTTGCGTGCACCCGTGGCGGTGCGCGAGGTCACCAGCGATTCAGCGGTGCGACGCCTATTGCGCGAACCTGCGCTGAACGTCACGACCCACTTCTTGAACTCGACGTTCTCCCAATATGCATTGGCTTCAGCTTGTGTTTGCAGGCGGCTCATGCGAACTCTCCCTGCTGCACGTCCATGGACTGCACGAATCGGCGAGCAGCGCGATACTGGCCGAGCGTCACCGTTCCACCAAGGAGTGAATTGCGACGCCGCGTATCGTCCCACTTGGCACTCACGTTCTCGATATCGGAACAAAGCGTGCGCAAGTGCATCAGGGCCTGTGTGAGTTGCGCGCTCTGGGGCACAGGCGGTTTCACCTGGGGCGCAATCAGCCAGCGATAGATGCCGATCAGCGAAGTGACCGTGAACACGACCTGCTGCACGATGAAGAACACGTGCTGGTTGCCAGCTCCGAAGATGATCCAGCCGACGTTGCTGATCAGCCAAAGCACAAAGGCCCAGCCAGCGAAGCGGCTGCGGGTAGCGAGCAGCAGCGCGCCGATCATGCCCATGAGGGCGGAAATCAATTCAATGAGGTACATATGAAATCCGTTTAAATGTCGAGAGGGCCGATCTGAATCAGCAGTTGTTGGGGTTCGGGGCGCTGATGTGCGTGAAAGGCTTGCCAGCACTCTTGACACACAAGATCGTCGCGGCCAAGGTCGCTGGAACCACAATCCACGCAAACGTGCGATTGGTTCATACGACCGCCATGTCAAGCGATATAGCCTCGTAGTCGCCAGTCACTTCATTGCGCTCATAGAGACGCAAATAGGGCTTTGTGCTCGCTGTCTGCATGCTGTCCGCAATGGCTTGCATCGCTTGAAGCCACTTTGGTTCACGGATGTCGATGCGGCGCAACTGGAGAACGCGGCTCGTGTTGATCTTGCCTTCCTTGTCAGTCTGGAAGGCGTGATTGATCAGTGCCTTGATGTTGTCGTTTGCGCCTTCTGCCCAGGTGTGAACGCATTCGTCAATCAAGTCTTTTGCAGCCATGAGCTGCTCGCCGAACACCAGCTTGTCCTGCATCTGACGGACGATCTTGTAGCGACCGTCGTAGCTGGTGAGAGTGACATTGCCCTTTTGGCCTCCGCTTTTCACGCCATACTGGTCAATACTGGTGGCGACAAAAGCCGCCACTTCGCTCATGGAGTGCATCTTGAATGCAGACAGTTCAGTACGGCGTTCTTTGGCTTTCTCGCAAAGCTCGACGACAACCTGGTGACGCAGCTTGTCGATATCTTTGACCTTGGAGTCGGGCGTCAATGTCCCGTTGGCATCCTTCCAGTAGCCGGATGGAGTGTTCTCAGTCATGTGATGCTTTCAATGAGTGGTGTGGAATTGGTGTGGGAGGTCGGTCGCGCAGTGCTCGGGGTGCCGTACTTCCAGTTCGTTCACGATGTCCAGTACGCCGTCGAGCAGCGCTGGCAATTTGTGGTTCAGCTTTCCTGCAAATGCCACGTATGCAGCGGTGGAAAGCAACGCACCCAACGCGACCTGTGCTTGAGGTTCCTTCTTGATGAAGCCAAGAAGTTCGCGGGTGAGCGCTTGTGTCTCTTGACGCAGTGGGTCAGGCATTTGCAATTCCCTTGAATGCAAAGCGCTGCCCTTGGTGCAGACTGGGGTGAGTCGCAAAGTCCATCGCGCCATCCCGATAGTTGGGCTCGGGCGCTTCATAGTTGGAAGACATCAAGTCAGGGCGAGGCGGCTTGGCTGTGATGAACTCGTTCGTCAACAGTGCTGCAGGGAGCTGCTCATCAGGAAGCGGAATGCAGCCAACGGTGAATGCATACACAGAGCCATCGCGCTTGGTGAACTCGGCAGCAAGGTAGCCACACTTCCAGAGCGCGATGAGATGCGTCTCGATGTCGGCCAAGCTGAGGACAGGCGTCCACTCGCGAGCGAGCCGATATGCGCTCCACCAACCGCCCTTCTTGGAAATCGTGCGCCAGAGCATGGCGGCTGCTTCGGTGATCTGATTAGCCATTGATCGGCCCTCCTTGAATCAGTTGAAAATTGCGAACAACGCGCTCGCGGGTGAGAAACTGGTAGTGGGCGACGGCATGCTCCAGGCATGCCCGACGTGATTCGCCCATGAAGCCACGCTGCAAAGCGCGCGTGCGGCGCTTGATCCAGCTGAGCTTCTGGCGCGTGACGGGAGCAAGAAAGCGTTGCTCGTTCGAGGGCTCTGTGCGATGCGTGCTCATGGCGTGACCTCGCTGGTGTGAACTTCAACCAGTTGGTCATAGTTCGATTCGAGGCGCTCCAGCTCGACACTCAAGCGGCTCATTTGCTCCTGGTGCTTTGCCTTCTCCTGGCGCATGTAGAACATCACGAGGCAAATGCGACGCTTGAGTAAGCTCTGGCGAAGGCGTGCGATGGCTTTAAACATCTGTCGTCTCCTTGATGGGAATGACTGACCTGGGCTTGCGGGGAATCGGTTCGCGCTCGACGGGCGGTGCGCTCGCCGCGCGGTGTGGGCACTTGCGGCATGCCTGCCAGTGCTGCATGTCACGAGGGCTTGCTGTCGGCGGAGATCGGTGAGCGATGGCGCGGCACTGCTCGGCTGTAATCACCTGCTCAACACCCGATGACTCATCTGTGAGGTGTGGGCAGACATACCGCCCATAGGTGTGCACAACACGATTGGCGATTGCGGCGATGCTTGCAACACCTTCTCCGTATGGACCAGTGCCGTTCACCACCATGGAGAGTGATGTGGCACTGACGCCTAGCTGTTTGGCAATCTGCGCTTGAACAGCTCCCTCGCAGCGTGAGCGGAGCAGCGCATACCATGGCTCTTGCATATATGGTCTCTCGATCACGCCTTGGCCTCCGATTTAGGAGCCGGTGCTGCTGGCGGAAACCGACCGACATTGCCATCAAGGACATAGCGAAAGCTGCCTGCAACTCGACGCTTGGCCCGTTGAACGTGATCGGGGTCGAACTTGTGCCAGTCGGTCAGATACTTGCCAATCCGTTTGCGCAACTTCAACATGTCGTCGCCCGCATCGCCCAACACATCAGCGGCTTCGCTGCAGGTGATCACACGTCGTGCCCGAAAAAGCGCCCACAGCCTGCTGGGCAGTGAATCAGGGAACTTGCGAACCTTGTTGCGTTCGGCCAGCGTCTGGGAGCGGTATTGAGTATTAGCCTCAAGGCGTGCTGCGCGCATGGCCTCGAATCCAGCGCAAGTTAGCTCCCATTTCGGGGGGTTCGTCGGATTGCGATTCAATACCGCGTGCCCCGGCCCCGCCCACACATGGGAAAGCAGCCCCGTTTTGGCGAGCAAAGCGCATGTGGACCGCGCTGCTTGGATGTCTCGCAGGTCTGGAGACCACTCCAAAACCTCATGCAGCGTGAAGGGGCGAAGCGCGCGACGTTGTGCTGGTGGCATGAAGTACGAAGCCAGCCCAAGCAGGAGGATTGAAACGCTCGGCAGATTGGTCATTGCACGCCTCCAGTCTTGCGGCGAATACCCAAGGCCTTGCCTGTGAACTCAGTACACAGAGACTTCCCTCCGAGCATCTGAGCGGTGACTTTGTCCCAGCTGTTAGCTTCTGCCCAAGATTCGATGTTTGTGATCGCATTCAGAACGAGGCGCATACGCCCTTGGCTCTGCGAAAGCAACAAAGGCAGCACGTCATCATCAATAGTCACTTCACTCTTGGCTGTGACGGTTACTTTCACGTCTGCCAGCGATAGGGGCTCGAGCTCCACCACTTGGGCAACACGGCTTGCGATGTGCGCGTACTTCGCAACCTTCATCGGAAAATGCTCCATTCCGACCAGGAAACACATGGTTCCTGTCAGGTCGGTGATGTCGCGCAGCACTTCGAGAAGGGTTGCTGTGGAGCCTCCCACCAGAAAGTCAGCTTCGTCGATGATCATGGGAACGCCATCAACAGCAAGCTTGCCGATGATGCGCGCCTGTACTTCCTGATTTCGACCTGTCTTTGACAGGCCCATCAACTCCGCCAGTTCGTCCAATAGCGCGCGCTTTGTCCAAGTCGCCTTGGCTCGGACGAAGATCCAGCCACTATCTGAGGCCCAGCGGTCGGTGAGCGCGGATTTGCCAATTCCATAGTGACCTCTGATCAACACAAGGCCGGCTTCGCGCGCACCGCGTCGCTCGACCTGCTTTTGCGCTTCAGCCAGTCGGCGGAAATTCTCTGTTTTGACGAAACCTTTTTTCATGGATACATTCCCCTTTGTTTGGGCTCAGATACAAATCAACTCAGACACGCTCTGTGACGGTTGCACCCGTCACAGGGCACCTTTAAAAACTTGGGACTCGTCTCCGCCGTCCCATCCCAATCCCCGGCTCTCGTAGTAGTCACGCAGGTCTGCATAGCTCTCGCTGGCTGCGTACTGGGTGATCCAATGGATGTCGCCGTCCGTCCATTCATCGCGGTGGCGCATCAGCCACTCGTAGCGCTCGCCTTGACTTGCAAAGAAAGGCCTGCCCGAAGCGGCTTGCGCGGCCTCGTCCGTGGTGCACTGAGGACTGGAGTTGATGGCAACTGCGTCCACGATGGTGGGCACGACCATGAGCGGTGTGCTTGGTACCGGCAGGGAAAGAAAATCTGGGCGCACGGTGGCGTTGAGCTCGCGTTGCGCCAGCTCGATCTGTTTCTCGCGTAGCTTGATCGATGCAGCTGCGCGTTTCTCACGCGCCATCTGCACAACAGCCTTGGGTTGTGAATCGATGCGGTTAGCCATCCATTGCGCATCGCAGACGAACTCACCGTCGAGCGTGTAGACACGCACCCAGCTTGGGTCGTGAATGTCGTAGCGCACGCTGACCTCGCGTCCTTCGACATCGCGGCGCATCAGCTCGGGCGCTGAGTACGTTTGATTGAAGAACTGCACTTCGCCACGGCGTGCGGTGCGCAGCACCGCTGGCATGAATAGCTCGCGCAATTGCCCGATGCTCGGCTTGTGCTGCAGGCTCTCGTCAAAGAAGGCGTTCCATGCTTCGTCGGGCGTCATATGTTTGCCGTCCGCGTTCTTGGGCAAGCCGCGATGGCGGTGTGTGGAGTTGTACTCACGCACCATTGCATCGACGGCGTCCACAAACTGCGCCCAGCTTGGGCACTTGTTGGAGAGGTGGATCACTTCGCCGGTCTGCGCTGCGCGGTTGAGTGCCCGTTGCTCTTTCGCCAGTTCTGCGGCCACCTTGCGGAAGCTGCCGCCGTCCACATCGCTACCTTGGTAGCTGCCGAACTGGCGGGCGCAGTTGATGGCGTGTGTTTGCCAGGAACGCTCGATCACACCGCGTGCCTGTGGCTTGCCGGGAATGCCGGTTTTGTGTTCGATGCCAAGACGCGCCATCAGGCCGTCGATGGGACAGTCGATCACCTTGCCGGTTTCGCCCGAACCGTTGTCGCTGTACACGATGGCAGGAATGCCCCACAGTGAAATGCCATGCCGCAGCGCATCGCCTACGGCGAACACGTTTTCGGAGAGCGACGTAGACCAACCCATGATCTTGCGGGTCTTGTCGTCAAGGCACAGCGTCAGCTCGGGCGCGAATGGCGCGCCGTGGTCGGGGTGACGTACCTTGGCCTTGAACGTGTGGCCGTCTATGACCCAGATATCCAGCGGCGAGATATTGGTTCTGTCGCGGCGTTTAAACGGTAGCTTGGCGTCGCGCTCGGAGCCTGTGTGGCGTGACTTGATAAGAGCCACATTGGCCTCGTGCGACTTGCCCAGCTTGTCAAGGGCGCGGCGGGCGCGGGAATAGAGCGCTCCCCAAGAATCGAATTCGCGCCCCAACATTCGGGTGACTTCCTGAGCTGCCAGCGTGAGTTTGCGGAACTTGGGATCGCGACTGTGGTACTTGCCCAAGACAGCAGCCACATCCTGATCGACCTGCGTAGGCAAGAGGGCCGTTTGCTGCTCAGCGGGCAGCAACCCCCACCAACCCTGTTCACGATGCAGGGACATCCAACGCTCGAGTGTGCGGGCGCTGACCATGTCACCGCGTGCGCGTTGATTGGCCGCGCGTGAAATGGTCTGCAGGTTGTCCCCGCACTCGCCTGTCACGAGCTGGGCCGCAAACAGTGTGCAGGAACGTTTGATGCCATGCACTGGCACCATGCCTTGCACCACGTTCACCAGTTGAGCGCGGGCATCTGCAACGGCCTTCTCAGCCTGGCTTGGTGGGCGACGCCCTGATGTTGGCGCGACCTCGCTGTTTGCAGCTTCAGGGGCGATCTCGAAGGAGCGCACGGGTGCAGGTTCAACCACTGGTAGCGTGGTAACTGCAGCAGTCTGGATCTGACGAGCAAGCAATGCGGCGCGGGTTTCCTCTGGGAGCGCGCTGCAGTCGTATTCGCTGCCACCGCCGCCTTCACGGCCAAGGCGAGCTCGACTGGGGATGCCCATGCGTTGGAGCTTCTCCCTCGTGCGCTTCTGGCAGCTCGGCATTCCTGGAAGACCTGCAAGTTCTGCTGATGTGAGCCAGTTCATCGCCACACCCTCAGAGACCAGCCTTGGCAAGGGCTGCTTGAACAACTTCTGATTCAGAAATGGCCCACTCCTGCAGCGCAGCTCGCGACAAATTCAGACGCCCACCAATAGAGTCGAAGGGCATACCAGAACGGAACATGCGAATTGCGATCTCGCATTCACCCTTTGTGAGAAAGCGGTCTGGATCACGCGCGCCAAACTCGGCTGCTTGAAGCTCCTCTTGGCGCTTTACTTCATAAAAGTCCGGGCAGCAATCACCGAGGCAATCGGTCATATCCAAGGTGCTGGGCTTCCACGCGGGATCTGTGACGTCCTCTTCGGATGCTGCATCCGCCAAGCCTCCCAAACCGAGAGCAAGGTGGATGGCTTGATGAGGCGTCAACTCGACGTCCTGGAACGGACCGCCCGAGATGGCGATGACGGGGCGCTTGCCGTGACGTGGGCGTTGGGTACGAGCGATGTACCTCATGCCGCGATTCCTTCTTCCGCTTGCACTCGGCTGCGGTGCTGGCTCGGAACAACCGACCAGATTTTGGAAATGGGTTTGCCGATGATTTCGGAGATGCGCGTTTGAATGCGCGTGCTTCTCGCGCGGCCGGTGATGACTTGCGAAATAGACGGAGCGGACACTTCCAGCTCATCACAAAGCATTGCAGGCGTCACCCCCTTCATTCGCATCTCGGCCTTGATTTGCTCCGGGTGCATTGCGACAGTCACCTTCGTGCGCACCGGCGACAGATATGCACGACGTTGACGTCGGAGTTGAGCTGCATATTCCGCAGACATCGCAATGATCGAAATCGAACCATCTGTGTTCAATCGATAACGAGGCTTCATATTTCTCTTTCTAAATAGTGCGAAACAGTGTGAAAATCTCGCTCAGTCGTTGACTGGAAGACCGAGCTTCATTCGCACTTCGCGACCCTCGCCAAAACTGCCTTTGCGAAGGCCGCGAACAACGTCTGAGACGGTGCGGTACTTGAAGCCGTTCTTCTCTGCGAAGCTCTTCAGGGTCAGTCCTTGCTTGCGCAGGCGATGCTTGATTTGGTTAGAGGTCTGTTGGCTCATGGTTCGCTGTGATTGGCTGCGATTCAGTGTGGGTGATTATGTTGCACAAACGTGCAACTTCTGAATATCTTGAGTTGCACGTATGGACAATATTGGGACTCGCTTGCGCGATGAACGCGAGCGTCTAGAAATGACGCAGGACCAGTTCGCTGAGCTCGGAGGGGTGGGGAAGCGCGCGCTCGTTTATTACGAGAAAAATGAGCGAAGTCCGGATGCCGCTTTTCTTGCGGCTGTTGCGCAAGTTGGTGTGAACGTGCTTTATGTCCTGACGGGTGTCCATGCACCCGGGGTCAAGGCTGAATCGCCGCTCGCGCCCGACGAAAAAATCATGCTGGACAACTATCGTCATGCACCTGACGGAGTGAAGAGTGGAATCAAGACAACGCTTGGCGCGTTCGCGCCTGGAGCCAGCCAAGGCTCCAAGCGCAAGGCTTCTTGATCATGGGCAGTCAGCAAACGATGAGAGGCTTAGTCCGTGAAATTCGTTGATTCAGTTGTCGACATATCGCATCGATATGCGTATGTGATGGCAAAGCAAGCTGTGTAGACCGGAGCTACCCGATGTCTTGGGAAAAGATCACAGACATAGTTCGTAAAAACGTTCCCAGCCGAGCGGTAGGTATAGGGCTATCAATATCAACATTCCTAACAGTACTCGTGTGGTCGGACGGATTCCAGAGAGTGGCAGACTTATGGTTAAACATCCAAAAATCCCGAGTGCTAGAAGTGCAACTGATACTGACGTTGTGCATTGTGGCTGCGGGATCATTGTTCGGCCTCGTGATGATGATGCGGGAATACAAAGAGTTGGTGCGCAAGCACGCTGCAGAGATTGAGCGCATTCATGCAGAACATGAAGAAGTGCTTCGTACCAAAGTAGCGGCAGGGGCTCAATCCAATCCTGAGCCGACGCGGCGTCGATTGCTCTCGCCTGGTATCCGGCTGTGAGTTGCATGGCTGACTCATTCCGTGCTACCTTAAAAAAGCATTCCCGAATCCATAAGGCCGACACAGTTCGGCCTTAGCTTTTTCCGCCCTCCCGATGACAGTCGGATGCATGGGCATTACAACTTCTTTCATCGCCGGGGCATTCACCATCTTGTGCTGGGCCGCGCTTATGGCGTGGCTCGAAGATGTGCCTCTCTCGAGACTTTCCCGGATCGGTCACCGTATGCGTGGTGTGTCCACGCCTCGAGTACTTGTCACGGTCCTCTCGCTCTCAGCTGTGGGCCTCGTGGGTTTGGTGGTCCACGAGAACTACACCGACAAAGCCATCATCCCAACGCAGGGTGACCGGCCCACTGTCGGCTTCGGCAGCACCTTCCATGAAGACGGAACGCCCGTGAAGATGGGCGACACGACAACACCCGTGCGTGCGCTCATCAAAGCCCAGACACACATCAGCAAAGACGAGAAAGTATTCCGCGACAGCTTGCCCGACGTGGCGTTGTCTCAGGGTGAATACGACCTCTATGTGCGCTGGATGTACCAGTTCGGTCAGACGGCATGGATGAGGTCGCCGATGCGCCGCGATCTGCGCGTGGGCAACTATCTAGGCGCGTGCAACGGTCTGCTCGATTACCGAAAGATCACCAGCAACAAGCGGAAAAGCCCTGCGTGGACGGTTCGAAGCAGTGACGCAAACGGGCGGCCCACGCGTTGGGAGTTCGATTGCTCAACGCCCGGAAACAAGATTTGCCGTGGCGTATGGACCCGCGCCCAAGAGCTGCACAAGCAGTGCGTGGAGCTGCAGCAATGAAGCGCGTCATCAAGGCTCTGCAAATTGCGTTCGATGGCGTCACGCTCGTGGCCGTTGCCGTGATGGTCTTTCTTTACGTCAAGGTCTGTACAGGCCACATCGATGGGATGGACTGACATGGCAACCCGACTTCTCGCAACCATCGTCCTCGCATTTGCGATTCTCAGTGCTGGCTACTGGTGGGGACACACGGCCACCGACAACGCATGGATCGCCAAGCAGGCCAAGAAAGACAAAGCGGCGGACGATGCACTTGCCAAGGCCAACGCGCGCGCTGACAAAGCTGCAGGCAACTACCTGCAGGAACACCTTGACCAAGAAGACCGATATGCAATTCTCAACGCCCAATATTCTGACCTTCGTGGCCGCGTACCTCTTGTGGTTCATCGGCCTGTGCCTGTTGCTGGTGCCTGTGCAAACAATGCCGCGCCGCAAGACGTGGAGCGCAGTGCGCCTGTGCCTGTTGTCGACAGCGGCCCTGGCCTCACCCTTGCTGCTGTCCGGATGTGGAACGGCTCCCTCTCCGGTGTTGATGCACCCGCCGGTGCCTGCGGCCTTGCTGGTACCGCCGCGCAAGCCGATGCTGCTTGCGCCCAAGACTCCGGACTCACCATCGACGATGCCTGGGCCAACCACGCCTCCAACGCCAAAGCGTGTGCTGAGGACCGGCAGCGCTACCAACATCTGATCGATTTTTTAAACGCCAACAAGAAGACGACATCACCATGAGCGACACGACCAATGATCGCAAGCAAGAGCTACTGATGCTGGGGGAGATCCACGGTATCGTCAAAGCAATCCAGGCCGGACAAGAGCAGGACCGCCGCCGCATGGACCAGATGGATGCGCGACAGGAGGAGCGCCACAAGCAGCACAACGAGCGGATGGACCGGATGGAAGAGCGCCAGGAAGAGCGCCATGAAAGCCTCGACAAGCGTCTGCGTGAGGTCGAAAAAAAGGCTGCGGTCGCGGGTGCACTGTCGGGCGGAGCCATTGCAATTGGCACCACGCTGGTGGTCGAAGGACTCAAGCAGTTCGTCATGGGCAAGGGCATCGGGAACTGACGCATGGCCCACGGCAAAGAAAAGCGCACCCAACTTCGCGGCCTGTATGTGTTTCAGCGGCTGCCGATGGAGGCCGCCTGCAAGAAGGTGGGCATTCCGCGTGGCACAGCAAACCGCTGGAAGCTAGAAGCCGCGGATGCGGGCGACGACTGGGACACCGTGCGCTCCGCCGTGGCGCTGGGCGACGACAACTTCAAGAGCTTGGCCGCGAAGCTCCTGGAGGACTATCTGGTCCAGCATCAGGCCACCATGGATTTTCTGCGCGATGCGAAGGACATGGGGCCGCGCGAGCGTGCCGAGACGCTGGCGAGCATGTCCGACTCGTTCAACAAGACGATGGCCTCGTTTAAACGACTGAATCCAGAACTGGACCGTCAAGCGGTCCAGCTCGATGTGCTGCAGCGCTTCGCCACATTCGTGCGGGCGAAGTTTCCGCAGCACTTGCACGTCCTTGTCGAAACGCTGGAGCCCTTCGGCGAAGAGCTGGCGAAGGTACGGTGATGAACAAAGCCCTTGTGTTGCTTTTGATGTGCTGGTGCGCCATTGAGGGGCAACTCGGCAAGGCGCTTCTGCTCGGAGCGGTGTTTGTGTTCGGGTGCGACCATGGCAAAGACCAGTAAGCAGTTTCTCGCCGACCTGACCTCGCTGGCCGATGACCTGCGCAAGCAGATCGACGCCAACATGGATGGCTGGGACGTCACGCCCGAGGCCATTGCCGAACGTCGTCGCAAGGTTTGCGATCCGGTCACCGGGTTTGAGTACTGGGACCGCAACTACTTCCCGCACTACGGCAAGGCCGAGCCCAGCGTACTGCACCAGTACCTGTACAAGCGCCTGCCCGAGATCGTCAACGCCAAGTCCGGCCAGCGCGACGCAATTGCCGCGCCGCGTGGTGAGGCCAAGTCCACCAAGGTCTCGATGTCGTTCGTCACCTGGTGCTTGGTCACGAGCTCGAAGTGGTACACCATCATTGTGATGGACGCCTTCGAGCAGGCCGCTGAAATGCTCGAAGCCATCAAGGCCGAGCTGGAAGCCAACCCTCGGATCGCGAGCGATTTTCCGGAAGCGTGCGGCCAAGGCAAGGTCTGGCGCGCGGGTGTCATCGTCACGGCCAATGGCCGGAAGGTGGAAGCGTTCGGCTCGGCCAAGAAGATCCGGGGTCGTCGTCACGGCTCGCATCGTCCTGATCTCGCGATCATGGACGATATCGAGAACGATGAGAACGTGAACACACCGGAGCAGCGAGACAAGCTGCAGGCATTCGTCACGAAGTCTGTTCTGTCGCTGGGTCCACCAGATGATTCGATGGACGGCATCCTGATCGGCACCGTGCTGCACTATGACAGTGTGCTGGCACGGTTCCTCAAGAATCCGCTCTGGAATCGCAAGGTGTTTAAAGCCATCCTGCAGTGGCCTGACCGCATGGACCTATGGGAACAGTTCGAAGGGCTGCTACTGAATGCCGCAACGCCCCAAGAGGGCGAAGCTGCAGCTATGGCGCTGTACCAGGAGAACAAAGCGGCCATGGACAAGGGCGCGCAGGTCAGTTGGCCAGCGCTGCGCCCGCTGGTGAAGCTGATGTTGCGCCGTGCGCGTGAAGGCCATGCAGCCTTCGACAGTGAACAACAGAACGATCCGGTGGCCGGGGACGATGCGCCTTTCGCCAACAGCATTCAGTATTGGGTCAATCGACTGAATGAGTGGATCTTTTATGGTGCCTGCGATCCCAGCTTGGGAAGGCTTGGCAATCGTCGTGACCCGAGTGCCATATGCGTTGGTGGCTACAACCGGGAGACCGGCATCATGGACGTGGTCGAGGCAGTCATCAAGAAGCGTATTCCGGACAAGATCATCAGCGACATCATCGACATGCAACGGGAGTACTGCTGCATTGTCTGGGGCTTCGAGTCCGTCCAGTTCCAGGAATTTTTGCGAACCGAGTTGGTGAAGCGCAGTGCTCAGCAGCAAGTGCCTGTGCCAGCGCGTCCATTGATTCCTAACTCCGACAAGATTCTGCGCATCGAGAGCCTGCAGCCGCACATGCACAACGGACTGATTCGTGTGCATTCGAGTCAGACCACTTTGATTCATCAGTTTCGGCATTTCCCAAAGGCTGACCACGACGATGGTCCAGACGCCGTGCAGATGCTCTACATGCTTTGCGTCACTGGCGGCATTGCGGCAGGCGCGCAGGGCGGCAACACCAACATTCAAACCCAGACCGCTCAGCAGCGCTACGCGCGCCAGAGCGCTCGCATGTTCAGGAGATAGAGATGAATGAAGCACAACAACGACTGCTGATGATCCAGGGCACCATTTATGCATTGCCCGATGAGGACCGCAAGAAGATAGAGGCAGCTGCAGTTGAGCTGCGTGTGCTGCTTGCCGCAACAAAGGAGCACGGCGTGATGGCGCTGGCACTGGTCGGCTCCGAGATTGAAGCGAAAGGCTGATCATGGGAGTGCTCGATTTCTTTAAATCGCTGCTGCCCGCTCAGGAGCAACCGGCACCCAAGCCAGCGCCTGTTCGCGAAGCCGCAGGCGCACAGGGCAATGAAGATAGCGGATGGCGTGCTCTGTCCGGCGACGGCCTTGCCAGCATGAACGACCGCGACCTGCAACCCATGGCCCAGGAGCGCATGCAGAAGCTGGCCGAGTATCTCTGGCAGACCAACCTGATCGCCAACCGCCTGACCGAGCTTCCGCTGGCCTATCTATTGGCCGAGGGCGTGACCATGCAATGCACAGATGACAAGCATCAGCGCTTGCTCAATGCCTGGTGGTCGGATCCCATCAACAACTGGCCCATGAAACTGGAAAGCCGCGTTCGGGCGCTGGGCCTGCTCGGGGAGCAGTGCTATATCACCAACGTCCGGGAGGGAGATGGTTTTGTGCGTCTGGGCTATCTGGACCCGCGCCAGATCGCTACGGTGGTCAATGATCCTGGCAACCCCGAGCAACCCATTGGCGTTGTTACCAAGCGCGATGGCCGGGGGCGGCAGTATAAATACCGGGTGGTGGTACTGGGTGATGATGCCGAGCTGTTCTCTGTAGAAACGGCGCGCATCCGTGCCGAGGCATTCACGGACGGCGAAGTCATGCTGTTTCAGCTCAACAAGTTCCCCAACGGGAGTCGGGGCCGCTCCGATCTGCTCGGACAGATGGACTGGCTGGATGCCTACGACAGCTTTCTTTTTGCGGAGCTGGACCGCTGGGACTATCTGCGCCGATTCGTCTGGGACGTGACGATGACCGGATCCGATCCCCAAGCCGTTGAGGAATACAAAAAAACTTTCAAAGCGCCGGAACCCAACAGTACCTTCGTCCACAACGACCAGATCAAGCTAGAGGCCAAGTCGCCCAGTCTGCAGGCGGCAGACACCAGTGAGAGCGCGCGGATACTGCGCAACCACGTTCTGGGCGGGGCCACAGTGCCCGAGCACTGGTTTGGTGGCGGTGGTGATGTGAACCGCTCTGCCGCATCGGAGATGGGCGAGCCCACCTTCAAGATGTACAGCATGCGGCAAGGCTTCCTGAAGCGCATGCTCGAGGAGATGGGCCGCTTCGTGCTGTTGTCGCATGCGCAGACGACTGGAGAGACGGTCGACTGGGCCGATGAGAAATGGCAATGCACCGCTGTCTTTCCCGAGCTGCTGAACCGCGACATCACCAAGTTCGCGTCTGCCATGCAGTCGGTCTGCTCTTCGGTGATTCAGCTGATCAACGCCGGATTGATGACAGAAGAGACGGCCCTGAAGACCGTGGCCGATGTGGCACAGCGTTTCGGTCAGGACTTCGATGCCAAGACCGAGCTGGAGGCCGCTCGCAAGGAAGCAGAGGCGCGCGAGAAGAAGCGTGCTGCTGCCGATGTGTTCGGCAATCCTGCAGCGGACGTGGCCGCAGAAATGAAGCGTCAGAAGAATGCCCAGCAAGACGAAACCGGCGCAGCAGACTGAGCGGCCTGCGCGGGCGTTTGAAGAGGCGGTCTCGCGTCATCTGCAGGAGCGCGCAAGGTTGCTCCTCTCTGCTCAGGGGCAGGTGCTGGAGCTTCTGGTGTCCGCACGCGCCAAGATCGTGGAGACACTGACCGGCCAGCCTTCGGACTTCCAGCAGTGGCAGCTCACGCGCTTGCTCGGTCAGATCAATGACGTGCTCGATGGGGCCATGGGGCAGGCCGGGGCCTTGTTTGCGCTTCGCATGTCAGACGCATGGAAGCTGGGCGAGGATCTGATTGATAAGCCACTGACGGCTATTGGTCACTCTATCGAGATGGTGCTGCCCCAGCTGGACATGGGGGTGCTCAAGCAGATGCAGGCGTTCGGCTCCCTGCGTTTAAAAGATGTGGGGCGCGAGGCCTCGGCCAAGATCGGCCAGCAGCTGGGCATGGTCACCATCGGCGGTCAGTCGCCATTTGAGGCCATCAAGGAAGTGCAGAAGCTGCTGGCCAGCGACTCGCCACGCCGTGCGACGGCCATTGTGGTCACCGAGGTCAGTCGTGCTTTTGCACTTGCCAGCAATGAGCGCCTGGAGCAAGCGGCAGACATAGTGCCGGAGCTGGGCAAGCAGTGGCGGCGAAGCGGCAAGCTGCATAGTCGCTGGAACCACGACCTCGTCGACGGCCAGGTGGTCGGGGCGAAGGATCAGTTCTCAGTGCCCAATCCCGGAGGCGGGATTGACAAAATGAAATGCCCGCATGACCCGAACGCGCCCATTGAACAGGTGATCCATTGCGGCTGTGTCATGCTGCCTTGGAAGAAGACATGGAAGGTCAAGACACCCGGCGCGCTGCCCTTCAGCGAGAAGGAGCTGACGATGGATGGGCGCAAAGCTGCCCTGGAGCAGGCGCGAAAACGGACCGAAGGACGGCAGGAATGATGCCCAAAACTTCCCGTTTTGGGGTTCTTGGAATTTCCGGGCCTTGGTGCGCCGAGCGCGCCAAAGACATGCAATGCCCTAGGCATGGCCCCGCTCTCGTTTTTTAAACATGGTTTAAACGGGTTTTTGGGCGTTTTGGCCTTATGTCGGCGACCGGATTCCCGGATATTGACCTGACAGCCCGATTCGGGTGCCCGGATCTGGCGATTGCATGCTAGTCTGAAAAAGACACCCGGCATGCGCTCGGGCCGGTGCGTGTCGGCCTTAGTTTTTTTGTGCATCCCCTGCACAGTCACCCCATCGCAATTGAACCTTTTGCATGGAGTGACCAATGTCTGATGAGAAGACCACGAAGGAACTAACCGCCGCCGAGGCGGCCAAGCGCGTGAAGCGCACTGTTGTCGAATACGAAGACAGCAAGGGCAAGGACGGCAAGCCCGTCAAGGTAGCCAAGTCCAAGCAGGTCGTTGTTGCCACGGAAGAGGTGTTGTCTTTCAAGGACTACGGCGCGCACGTCGTTGTGGTCACGAAGGACGGCCAGAAGCTCTCCAGCGCGGATTGAGGCTTCAGGCCATGAAGCTCTCCCCACTTATTGCAGCGCTGCTCGCTTGCGGTGGCCTTACCTCGGTGCAAGCCATCGAGACGTCCATGCGCGAAGCTGCTGGCGCTCCAGAGCGCGACTTCCGCCAGCTGATCGACATGGTGCGCACGGCCATCGGTGCTGTGGTGTATCCGTCCAAACCAGTCGGCGACCGCTGGGTGTCGCTCACCGCGATCTACGCGGACCGCGCCATCATCGAGCTGGGCGGTCGCAAATATCAATATGGCTACACCGTCACGGCATCGCCATCGGGCGACCAGCTCACGTTGGCAGCGCCCGTCGAGGTGGTCGAGCAGTATGTGCCGACGGTGACTGCTGACAAGACGGTGCTGCGCGAAGGTCTGGACACTGCGGTGTTCCGCGAAGCCCAGGACGGCTCTATCGAAGTCACCCTGATTCGTGCGGGCCGCAGCGGCAACCGCAACTACTACCCCGACCAGCCTTTGCGCGAAGCGGCTCCGATGTTCGAGGGCGTTCGCGTGTTCGCCAAGTCGGATGCTGAACACATCGCGGGCAAGGGCAAGGATGTGCGCAACCTCATCGGCGGCATCTACGGCACGCGCTTCGTCGAGGGAAAAACGCCTGATACCGGCTCGCTGGTCGGAACATTTAAACCCATCGACCCCACCGACAAGGCCGTCACCAAGATGGTCGAGTCGGTGAAGCGCGGCATGCAGGGCCTGCTAGGCCTGTCCATCGACGCCGATGCCCGCACGAAGAAACGCCGCGATGGCAGCGACACGCTGCGCGAGGCGGTGAAGTTCACCAAGGTGCACTCGGTGGATCTGATTGTCGAGCCAGGCGCGGGTGGCGGCCTGGACCGTTTGACCGAAGCCGCCGCCGATCCAACCATCAACCCAAAGGAAGAAGCAATGCCTCTCTGGAAGCAACGCCTGCTGGAGGCCATCAAGGCCAAAGACCCGGCTAAGCACGCCACTATCAATGTGGACACGATCACCGACGACGAAGTCGTCAATCTGCACGAATCTGTGTGTGGCCCGCTGGTGCCGGAACCGGGTACGACCCGCGTGACCGAGGCCCAAGGTGACAACACGCCTCTGACCCGCGCCGATCTGCAGGTCTATGAATCTCGCCAAGCCGCGCGCGACCGCGTTGGTGCGGCCAAGTTGCCGCAGGCATCCAAGGATCGCCTGGTTGCTGGCTTTGCGATTGCCGGTGCTGATCGTCTGACTGAAGCGGCTGTGACCGCTGCCATCACGGAAGAAGGCGCGTATGTGGCACGCCTCTCTGAAAGCGGTGCCGTGCGCGTTCCCTCGTTCGGTGATGGCTCCATCCAGGTGGGCGACCGCAGTGTGGTAATTCGCGAGATGCTGGATGCATTCTTCGATCCCAAGCACAAGGATCACCGCAGCGTCAGCTCTTTCAAGGAAGCCTACGTCGAAATCACGGGTGACAAACGCGTGACCGGCCTTCTGCGCGACTGCGATACAGGACGCATGGCTGAAAGTCTGGGCATCATGCGCGAATCCGTGGACACCACCACGTTTGCCGATGCACTGGGCAACAGCATCACTCGTCGCATGCAGGCGATCTACACGGGTCTGGCCGAACTGGAAGCGTGGAAGCAGGTCGCCACCTGGGGGCCAGTCAGTGACTTCCGCACGGTCGAGCGCGTTCGCATCGGTGGGTATGGCAATCTTCCTGCGGTGGCGCAAGGTGCGCCCTATCAACCGCTGTCCACACCGGGTGATGACAAGGCGACCTATGCCGTGACCAAGCGCGGCGGTACGGAAGATGTCACGCTCGAAGCGATCAAGAACGACGACATTCAGGCCCTGCGCCGCATTCCGCTGGAACTTGCGCTTGCTGCCAAGAACACTCTGTTCGAGTTCGTGTTCGATTTCTATCGCGGCAATCCAGTGATTTATGACGCGAAGGCGCTCTACCACGTGGACCATGCGAACCTGTTCGCTGCCGCCCTGTCTGCCGACGAGTTTGCCAAGCACCGCTTGTCCATGCGCCAGCAAACTCGATCCGGTAGCGGTAAGCGCTTATCCACTTCGCCTGCAGTGCTCTTGGTGCCCGGTGAACTGGAACGCACAGCGTATGACATGTTCACACGTAAAACCAATCTGGACGAAGACTTCATTCAGTCGAAGAAGACCAAGGTGATCGTGATCGATTACTGGCTCGACAGCAACGACTGGGTCACTGTGGCTGATCCGCTGATCCTCCCAGCGCTGGAAATTGGTTTTCTGGATGGCAAGGAAGATCCGGAAACCTTCCTGCAGGACGCTCCCACTTCTGGCTCGGTATTCAGTCACGACAAGCTGACCTACAAGATCCGCCACATCTACGGTGGCACGGTCTTGGTGGATGGCGAGAAGGCAACGACCAAGGCCGTGGTGGCCTGACCCTGACACCCAGCAGCGGCGAAAGGCGCTTGACCAGCGCGGGGAGTGGCACTCCTTCATGAACTCAGCCCGGCCTGCCCCGCAAGGGGCGGGTTTGTAAAGGCTCCAGCAACGGGTCCTTTACCAACCCGGCAAATCGTTTAAACCAGAGGATCAATCACCGTGGCACTCGCCGACATCCAGCAGCTCTTGCAGGACTTCGTTCCAGGAATGGATGACGAAGTCACGCCCGAAGCACGCACCCGTGTGATCGAGGAGGCGCGCATCCGTTACAGCATGGATGTGCCACGTACACTGGTTGAGCAATTCGTCTGGCCGCAAACCAGCGTCTTTGCGCCCCTGCCTTCTGGCTGGACCGATGCTGCGCAATTGGTAAGTGTCGATGTGGCTGGCCGCAACGCGTTCGAGCCAGCACTGCACTTTGCCGTCTTCAAATCAGGAGACGACTGGCAGCTGGAGGGCGTCAATGCCTTGGCTGCTGGCACATTGGTCGTTCTCACCTACACGCTGCCGCACCAGCTCGATGCGGGCGCTGACACGATTCCTGCAGCCCACCGCTTGGCCGTGGCCTACTACGCCGCCTATCTGCTGTGCCAGCAACTGGCTACGCGCTTCAGCTCCGACCGCGACTCCACGCTGAATGTGGACATGGCACGCAACGAAAGCCGCGCCACTGCGTTCTCCAAGCGCGCCAAGGAATACCGCACGGCGTATTTCACGGGCACGGGCCAGGTGGACCCGTTCAATGAGAAGTTGTCCGGCAACGGCCTTGCTGCAGCTGCCAGTGTCACCAGTTGGCCGCGCCGCAATCCGCGTCACAACCTGGTCAGCCGGGGCGGGCTATGAACCTGTCCATCAGTCTGGGCGATCTGTCGGGAATCCAGCGCGGCTTGCGTGACGCACCAGCCTTCACCCGCGAGGTGCTCGAAGCCGCGATGACCGAGGCCACTCAACTGGTCGAGCGCGAGGTCATTGAAAACATACCCCGTGCGTCGACAGGTCTGACAGCCAAGAGCATCACCCGTGATGTGATGAGCACGCCTGCAGGTGTGCTGGGCGTGGTGGGCAGTAGCCAGCCCTCTGCCTTGTTCCTGGAGCTGGGTACACGCCCCCACATGCCGCCCATCGACGCGCTGGTGCCATGGGTGCGCGCCGTGCTCGGCATCCGCGATCCGAAGGAAGCCAAGAGCGTTGCTTTCCTCGTCGGCCGCAAGATCGCTCGGGAGGGAACGAAGCCGCAACGGCCGTTTGAGCGCGCGGTGACCTCGACCGAAACTCAGGTGATCGCCATGTTCGAAGACGCTGCCCAGCGCATCGTTCGTCACCTCGCTGGGGGCCCGACATGAGCATTCCTTCCACTTTGGCGGCGACGCGCCTAGCCATCGTTGAGCTGCTGGGCTCGGTGCCCGACGTTGGCATCGTTCACCGATGCGAGCGGTATGCAGGCGATGACAGCGCGTACAAGCGCCTGTATTTGTATAGGCCCAGCGCCGCAAGCGATGCGTTCGGCGAAGAGGCGCATATCCGTGGCTGGCATGTGCGGCGGACCGCCACGAAGGAAGTGAACAGCAATGGTCGCATTCTGAACGAGCACACCTGGACGATTCGCGGCTACATGTCGTTCAAGGACGGCATCGAGAGCGAGCTGATCTTCGATGAGCTGGTCGAGAACATGCGTGATGCGTTCCGCTTCGCCAGGCTCGGCGTCCCGGCAGTGATCGGCAACGGCGTGTTCGAAGAGCGCGGTGTTCAGGTAGTGAGCACGGGGCCGGTCTTTTTTGCCGGGGCACTGTGCCACAGCGCTGCGCTCGAATTCGCGAGTCGAAACTGGTTTGAATGGAGAAAAGCATGAAGACAACCAGCGCGGCCACACCGCGTGTCCCCAAAACAGCAGCAACACCAAAGCAAGAGCGCGTAGTGCTTGAACGCGCCCACGAGCACTTGGGCGTGCTGCACCCGAAGGGGCACACGCTCACCGTGCATCCCAAAACTGCCGAGTGGCTGCGTGCCGCAGGCGTAGTCCCTCAACTCGAAAAGGAATGACGAAAATGGCGACCTCTCAACAAATCATCAAACGTGTTTTTTCTCCTGCCGCCTATGTGGGGCCGGTCTACGCTCGTCGCTACGGCTCTGCGGAGCCATTTCTGTCGGTCGGCAACGTCCTCAGCGCGGAGATGAGCCACAAGGAAGACGTGGAGCAGCAGACCAATATGACGACCTTGGGCGGCGGCGTGCACGCAGAGCGCCGTCGTGTGTCCGAGGTGGGCTTGTCCTTTAAATTTGCTGACCTCAACGTTGCCAACTATTCCCGCGCAGTCATGGGCACTGCGTCAGGGATCGATTCAGGGACGGTTTCCGCTGAAGCGCACAAGGTGACATTGGGCGGCCTGCTGGCTACAGCACACTTGCTGCCGCAGAACGTGGTGATTCGAAAGCCCGCATCCGGTGGCCCAGCAACGCAGACAGTGACCGATGAATCTCACCCGAACAAGGGACGGGGCGACACCATCACTTTTCTGAACGCAAATCCAAGTAACGTCGTGGTGCGAACCGGGGCGGACTCTGCGACTGCGACAGAGCTGACGATGGTCGGAAACTACACGGTGACCACGACCGGCATCCTGATCGCCGCTGATGCTCCGGGCGTTGCCGCAGCGACGGGTTTCTGGGTGTCTTATAAGTACCCGACAGGCACTGTCATTCCAGCCGAGGGCAATTACGAGGTACGTCCTGCAGGCATCTACATCTTGCCGGAAGCAACGGCTCTGGCTGATCAGGATGACATCGTGGTGGACTACGAGTTCGCTTCCTATGCAAAGATCGAAGCGCTAGTGACCAAGGCCGTCGAGCTGGAGTTCATTATCGAAGGGCTCAACGAGGCTGATGATGGCAAAGTGTCCGTGCTCAAGATTTTTCGTGCCAGCCAAGGCGTGGCATCGAAGATCAGTCTGCTCCAGGAAAAGGGTTTTGCCGATCTGGAGGTCAGCGGAACCGTGCTCATGGATTCGAGCAAGAGCGGTACTGGCATCAGCAAGTACTACCAGGTGTTGAAGAACTGACCACCTGATTTTTTCCTCCTGCAATGCATAAGGCCGACATCTGTCGGCCTTATTTATTTGTGCGTCTCGCGCGACAGTCCTGCTATGGGCGGTGCTGCTTTGGTCCGATGAACATCGCGACGAAGTTCCACGCAACAAATCCTGCCAGAGCCAGCAAGCCCACGACTGCTACAGCCAACCCCGCGCGCACGGAAAACCCGGCGCCCACCAGGAAGGCGATGCAGAAGATGAAGGCAATTAAACGCGGCATGTGCGCATTGTAGGAAATCATGGCGGATAAGCAAGTCAGTTATCGGATCAACGCGGAGGCGACCGGGCAGGAGTCCGTCGCTCGCATGGCTGACGAACTGGACGAGCTTGCCAAGATTCTGGACAAAGAACTGGCGCAGAAGGCGCAGTCCACAGCAGCTCGCCTGCGCGAGCTGGGGGAGCAGGACGCGGCGATCACCAATTTCATCCAGCTCAAGTCCCAGTCCGATGCGGCCGCGACGGCGTTGAGTCGGGCCGAGACCGAAGCGTCGGGATTTGCCAAGCAGATCGCAGCCTCGGGGCCACCGACAGCACAGGAAGCCGCCAACCTGCAGCGGCTGCAGGCGACCGTGGACTCCACGCGTGCGGCATTTGGGCAGCAGCTCGAGGCGGTCAATCGCGCTCAGGGCGAGCTGCAGCGTTATGGCGTTGCTGGGCAGACAGCTCGCGGGGTGCAGGAGCGCCTGCGCGCCGAAATTGTGCAAGTGGCTCAGTCGGTGCAGGAATTGTCTCCAGCCTATCAGCGCGCGGCCAATGGCGCGGCCACTGCCGGTGCGAGCATGACCCGCACCCACCGGGCCATCGGTGAAGGTGTCGAGTCCATCAGCGCGCAACTTGCGCGGCTGCAGCAGTTCTATGTCGGATTGCAGAGCGTTCGTGGCCTGACGAACATGGGACTGGAGTTTGCCCAGACGGCCGACCAGGTCACCAATCTGCAAAGTCGCATGAAGCTGGTGACGGGGGAGGCGGAGAACTTCAAGCAAGGTTGGGAAGGTGTCGTCGACGTTGCATTGAGGACGCACAGTGCGCTGGAGGGAACTGGCACGCTGTTTACGCGTATTGCACAGACAGGCAAGGACGCAGGCCTCTCGTCTCAGAACGCCGCAGCGCAGGCACTGGCGCTCACCGAGACCATCAACCAGACGATCCAGATCAGCGGAGCGAGCGCGGAGGCTTCCAGCGCTGCCATTACGCAACTGGTGCAGGGCCTGCAATCAGGTGTGCTGCGCGGCGATGAATTCAACAGCGTCATGGAGCAAGCTCCGCGCCTTGCGCGCGCGCTGGCGGATGGCCTGGGCGTGACTACTGGCGAGCTGCGCAAGATGGCCGAGGCCGGAGCGTTGTCGGCCGATACAGTCATTCGTGCGCTGCGCGGACAGAGCGATACGATTGCCACCGAATTCCAGAAGCTGCCGCCCACGGTGGGCCGTGCCCTGCAGGACTTGTCTACGCAGTGGAGCCTGTATGTCTCGGAGGTTGATCAAGCCAACGGCGTGAGCGCCAAGGCCGCGTCGATGATCGACATGCTCTCGGGCAACCTGCGCACGGTTGCCGGGTTGCTGATCGACGTGGGGCAGGCTGCTGCAGGCTTTGCGGCATTGCGGCTTGCCCAGTACTTTCTGGGCATCAGCACCGCGACGGCTGCGGCGACTACGGCAACCACCGCTCACACTGCAGCTACCGTTGCGAACACCGCAGCAACCACTGCAAACGCTGCGGCCAAGACGGCCAATACGGCGGCAACATCCGCAAATGCAGCTGCCAATGTAGCTGCAGCAGTGACCACCGGCCGTGCGGCGGCGGGTGTTGGCGCGCAGGTCGCTGCGGCTTCCGGCGCGATCACGACGGCGGCGGCGAGTGCGGGGCGCTTGTTTGCAGCTCTGAAGTTTCTGCGTTCCTTCACATTGGTCGGCCTGATCGTCAATCTCAAAGACATCGGCACCTGGATGGGCGAAACAGCGGCAAAGCTCGCTGGCTACAAAGACCGTACAAAGGAGCTTGCAGAAGCCGAGAAAGCAGCAGTAGAAGTTACAAAGGAAGTGGCGGCTAGTCGCGCGCGCATGGCTGACGCGACCCAGGCAGCAATCGACAAGCAGTTCGATCTCTCGAAAGCTGCACGCACGGCTGTGGATGCCTTCACACAGCTCACCAAAAACGGGGAGTTGTCCGCGTCCGCCGTCAAGAAGGTCACTGAGAACTTCGATTTGACCAAAGTTCAGGGCATCAAGGACTTCACGGCCACGCTCGACAAACTTGTCGCGGATGGGAAGCTCGGCGCGGGAGAGTTCCAGGCTGAGTGGGCGAAGGCGCTCGAAGGAAAAGATCTTGCGCAGTTTGAAGTGATGGCACGTCAGGCATTCGGCCAGGCGGTGGCCGTCGCGAATGCTGCTGCTGCAGATGTGAAGAACGCAATTGCTGCAGGCGTAAGTGGAGAGGAGCTCGATGAGTTGGAGGTCAAGGCGCGTGTCGCTCTTGGCGCGGTGGGAAGAGACGGAGAGCGTCTAGGGTCAATTCTGGATGCGAGCCTGCGCGAAGCGGTCAAGCGTTCAGGCCTTGAGTTCACTCAGCTGCAGGGCAACATCGGTACCGCTGCTCGCAGTGCCATCAACGATGTCGAAGCTATCGTCACCGGCATGGCTAGCCTGAAGGATCAGGGAGTGGATGTGTCACGCGTGCTCTCGGCGAGCTTGTCCAAAGCCATCAACACTGCGGACGGTCAGGCTGCAATCGATAGCCTGAAGCAACGCATCGAGAGCCTGCGCGGCCAGCTCGGCGACAAGATCACCGACGGTCTGCTTGAGCAGGCCAAGGTGAAGGCCGACGAGCTAAAAGACGCTGTCAACAACGCCTTGCCTGGCATTCAAGGCGTTCGCGAGGCAATGAAACAACTGGGCATCACGTCCGATGCATCGTTGAAGGACACTGCGAAGTCTGCCAAGGATGCCTATGACGTGATGCGTAGCAGCGGGCAAGCCAGCGCGCGCGAACTGTCGGAAGGGTTTAAACGTGCTGCCGAAGCCGCCATCGAGGCTAACAAAGGTATTGCGCCTTCATGGGTGACGGCCGAAGCCGGAGTGCGTGGATACGACCTTGCGGTCGACCAGGCTGGCAAGACGACGCTCAAAGTGCGCCAGGTCACTGGCAATGCCGCAGGCGGCATGGCTGGTGACTGGAAGGGTGTGCAGTCGTCGGTCGAAGGCGCGAGCCGTGCTCTGCAGGAGTACCAGCAACTGGTGAAACAGAAATACGGAAAGCCGGGTGAAGGCGACAAGCCGGAGCAGCTCGGCGAGGGCGTTGAAAAGATCGGATCTGGCTACCGCAACAAAGACGGCATGACCAGCGATGCCAAGGGTCAGGCGCAACAGCAGTTCGTGTGGACGCAGGCAACCATCATCGACTATCTCAAGCAATCGGGGATTGAAGCGAAGGTGGCTGAAGAGCTGTCAAAGCAGTTCTTGAATTCCAACGGCGACGTCAACTATGACGCGTCCATTGCTCAGCAGCGGTGGGGCGGCAAGTACAGCACGCTATCGCAGGCCCTCGGGAAGATGTCGGAGTACTACCAGTTTGGAGACGGCAAGCATGAGTATGCGGATATGCAAGCCGACGGCGCAAAGAAGCCTGACGCACCATCGCCGTCTCCCTCTCCCTCTCCCTCGCCAGCACCCAGTCCGTCGCCCGGTGGCGGGTCGGGTGGCAACACCTACATCAACAACATCACGATCTATGGCGTGGGTCAGTGGGGTTCCGTGAAGGGCACCACAACGCACACGACAGCGCAGAGCGCAAGCACTGAAGAGCGCCTGTTGCGCGAACTGGCGGAGTCGAAAGGGGTCGCTCAATGATCGCGCTGAAACTGAACTCCACCCAGCTCGAACTACCGGACAGCCTCCTCTGGCCCGATGAGTTTTCGTGGAACGCGGTCGTCACGGCTAACAAGACGGGCAGCACGGGCGCGCTGATCATCCATGTGGGCAAGCGCAAAGCTGGCCGTCCCATCACGCTCGACGGCGTTGAAAGCAGGTCATGGATCACTCGCGCTTTGTGCGACCAGCTATACGCCTGGGCCGCAATTCCAGATGCCGAATTCGATCTTGTCGTGCGTGGTGTCACGCATAGGGTGCGTTTCGACAACTCGCAGGGCGCGGCATTCACTGCCCGCGCGCAATGGCGTTTGTTCGACAGCGAGCACAACGGCCAGACCGACTACCTCCCAACTTTCAAATTCATCGAGATTTAAACCATGACAATCCTTGCAGGTGATATCCGCCTGGCTCGCTCCCTGCGTATGGTCGACCGACCCGAAGGCGGCGGGCCACCCTCGGCCCAGTTGATGACCACAGGCCGCAGTAACGAAATCTTCCCGGACATCAGCGAAGAAACACGTACCGTCGGCCGCGTCGAGATTTACCAGATCCACGGTGTTCTGCGCAACACGGACAAGACGCCGTTCACTGGCACCAACGTTATCGTCTCGAAGCCTCCGGACGATCCGCGTGTGAGCTGCGCAATCCTCACGCTCAAGAATCCGTTCGCCACGCGCGCCGACATCGCCAAGCGCATGGAGTCCGGCATGAATGCCGCGTCCGAGTTTTCGGGCTACCTGCTGGAGAACCACTGGGCCACGATGCCCGCGATCCAGATCCTGCAGCGACCAGAAGGCACACCGCCCGCCATCGGACGCACCTACGTTCTGGTCTACAACGAAGGCGTTGCAGGCGAGCGGCGACAGCGCATCAAGATCAAAGCGACCAGTTCGCTCATCCGCAAGTACACCGACACATCAGGGTCAAAGGCAGAGGACTTCGACGCACTGGTCACAACCTGCGAGCTGTTCGATAGCCTGACGTTTGACTTCCCCGGCTCGCCTCCTGTGCGCACATTCACGCGTGGCGCGACAAAAACGCTGCTGCGTGAAACGATGTACACGGATGCAGGCCTGTTCTACTCGGCCAGCAAGCTGACGAAGGCCACCACTTTGCTCGACAACTGGATCGAGACAGAGTCGGTCTATGTGCAGGTCGTGCCCAACAGCAAAGGCGAAGTGAGCACGACGGACCAACGGCCCACGGCCAAGCAGACTTTGCTCCTCGCGAGTTCGCCTCGTCAGGTGGAAGCGGCCACGACCTTGCACACACGCCGCATCAAGATCGCGGAGGAGAATGCAGGAACGGTTTTCCTTGCAGACCTGAAGCCTCTGCCTCAGCCGGGTTCCGTCTTTATCGACTACTGGGCGCTCGGCCAGCTCTATCGCATCTATGACGATGGAGCGGTACAGCTCAAGGGTTCGGGCTCCGGCACAGTCAATTACCTCACCGGCACGCTGCTGATCGGCCTGAAAGCGGTGCCTGACATCGGCAGCACGATCTGCATCACTTTCGCGTCGCCACTGTCGTTCACGAACCGCTCGGCGCAAGGGCCGCAGGTTCGCGCGCCCGAGTACTCGTGGATCGTCGAAGGTGACAGCGATCTCGATCGCATCGTGCCTTCCACGCTGATCATCGGATACACCAGCGGCGGCACGGTCTACACGGTGATCGACAACGGCACCGGCAAGTTGACCGGCGACGGCTCGGGCGTGGTTGACTATCCAAGCCGCAGCGTGCTGCTGCGCCCGGCTCACATGCCCGATGCAGGCGCGCAGCTGCAAATCGACTGCGAGCTGGAGGCGCTGGTCACCGAGATCATTGCTGCACCGGGCTCCCCTGACGCCGCCGGGATCATCCACTTTCAGACGGCCCAGGTGCCCGCAGCAGGAACGTTCCAGCTGACCTACGTCGTTTCGCGTGCGGTCAGCAGCTCGAGCGGCGCACAGCTCACCACCACGACCGCCAGCAAGACCACCGACATCACCTACACCAGCCGCTCTGTGCCTGAGTACTACGAGCCTGCAGCTGGCACTGGTGTTCCTTACGTCAACTGGCCGCGATCCACTGCGGGCTAATCAGGGAATAGACATGGCAATCAAGTACGTCGAGAGACCATTCACCATCCGCACGTCCAACGGCACCAGTGCCACGCTGACCGAAGAGACGGGCAGCACCAATGACAACCGGATCATCGTGGCCCGCACGGTCACTGCAGACAACGCGGGGAATTTCATCGGCTCTATGGGCACGATCACGGGTCGTGATGTCTCGCTGCAGGTGGTGACACTCGACCGCAGCACTGAGACTTACAAGGCCGACCACCAGGACGCGAAAGAGTTCGAACGCACGGTGGGCGATGGCGAAGCGTCCAGCAATTCGAACTCCAACAAAGGCGGCGAGTACGGCACCACAAGCGTAGGCGAAGAAGTACTTGCAGCGTCGTCGATGGTGGCGCGCTACCGCGTTGGCCCACCGAGCACACGGCACAAGAGCCAGACCTACACGCCCTCGGCCATAGTGCTCGACTTGTGCCCCTACACGACGCACCGTATCGTGGTGAACAGCGTGCTGTTCCGTTGGATGGGCACCCTGTATCGTGATCTCGACGGCGTCATCTATCGCGACTGGACGGACACGTCCGCTGGCGTGGCCTGCGGAACCATCGACTACGAAGCGGGCACCGTGCTGATGAACGACTATGTTGTCGGCGGTACCGGACCGACAGACTTTCAACTGCTCAGTCTTTGGACACAGGCCTCGCAGTGGACCACGGCCAGCCTCTTTTTCAACACCGACGCTTACCCGCTGCGCGCTGGTGCGGGCGGCTTCATTTTGTCGGTGCTCGACACCAAGGGCACGCCGCTCACGGCCAATGTCGATACGCAAGGCAACATCACGGGCCTGCACATGCGGGGCCGCGTGGACTTCTCGCGTGGTGGCGTTGAGCTGCAGTTCGGGGACTTCGTTCCAGTCTCTGAGGTCACTGACGCGCAGAAGGCCGAGTGGTGGTATGCGGCGGCTGACGTGGGCGCGGTCGAGGCGGGCAAGATCTGGCGTCCGTGGCCTGTGATGCCGGACACGCTGCGCTACTCGGCGATCAGCTATATCTACTTGCCGGTCGACGTGAGCCTGCTGGGCCTCGACCCGGCTGCCTTGCCATCCGATGGCCGCGTCGTGTTTGCTCGACCTGGCGACACGGCTGTTGTGGGCGTGACGCATGGCGGATCGACGTTCGTGCCGAGCTTACCGATGACCTACAACATCGGCCACCAGCGCCTGTCTGTCGTGCAGGTGCTGGATTACACAGGGGCCGAGATCTACACCGGCTTCACGGCAGACCTCGACGCAGGCACCGTCACCTTCACCGATCTCTCGGGCTTCCCGGCCAAGCCAGACGCGGGCGGGTTGTACCCGATCAGCGTGGTGGCGCGCACAGAGGTCTACCGCGTGATCGCCGAGGTGCGCATCGATGGCAAGGTGAAGTTCACCTTGCCAATCGGGTACGAGTTCCCCGTGGGATCGGTGTTCTCCACCGCGCTTCGCTTCGGTGATCGCTTTGCCGATGTGCCGCGCACGTACACACAGAAGTCGTGGGACGGCGTGACTTGGATGGACGGTGTGAATCCAACGGTGGGTGAGGCCACGGCCAAGTACACGGGCAAGATCGTGGTCACGAACCTTGGCGCGATCACGGAACGCTGGGGTATCAAGTTCCGCTCGGATGGCATCAACTTCGACCTGATCGGCCAACACCTCGGACAGATCGCCAGCGGCAACATCAACCAGGACTTTTCGCCGATCAACGCTGCAGCCGGTGCCCCTTACATGACGTTGCCCGCCGTCGGCTGGAACCAAGGCTGGGGTGTCAACAACACGCTGTTCATCGACACCGATGGTGCCGAAGCACCCATCGCCGTCATCCGCTGCACACAACCCGGATCGCCTGCAGGGATGGATGACAAGTTTGGCATCGAGCAGCGTGGCGACATCGGCCACACCCCTGAAAACACCTTCGACTAAGACCTCAAGAGATTTAAATATGGCCTATTCCTACCCTGTCAAACACATGCACGAGCGCATGCGCGGTGCGCCCGTCATCAGCGCCACGGTGGGCGCAATGATCGCCGCACTCGATGCCTTTCTCATCACCGGCTGGGGGCCAACCACGGCACTGTCGGTGACTGTGTCCGGTGGCGTGGGCACGGCCCAGTTCAACGACGGCGTGTACTTCGAGGAAGAGGCCGTGGTACTGATTGACGGAGTCACCAGTCCCGCATTGCTCAACGGCGAGGCCCGCGTGCTGAGCCGCACGAGCAAGTCCATCACGTTCGCCACGGACGCGCCCGATGGTGTGGCGACCGGTTCCATCACGGTCAGATATGCGCCGGTCGGATGGGAGAAGGTCTACAACGGCATCAACAAAGCGGTGTATCGAAGCAAGCACGTCAAGTCTGCCGGGCACTTTCTGCGCGTTGACGACACGGGCATCCAGAACACGAAGATTGCGGGCTACGAGGTCATGACCGACGTGGACACCGGCACCGGCATGTTCCCTAGCACCACCATCGTGCCGAGTGGATATTACTGGGTGAAGAGCGCGTCGTCCACCAGCAGCAGCGCACGCTCAAGGTATCTGCTCGCGGCCGACCCTCGCTTTCTTCTGACAGCGTTCAGTGTTGGGACTAGTGCCAATGAAATCTACACCGGCACTGGCATTCGCGGATTTGGCGATCCCATCGTGCTCGCCACTGCTGGTGATCCATGGGCCACAGTCATCAGCGGCACCCAAGGTGGTGGCAGCTATTTGAGCCGAGGCTCATTTACAACTGGAGATTTGGGAGACTCGTACGCCGGGTGTGCGATGCCGCGCGCATTCGCCGGTCTGGGCAGCGCGATTTTTGTCGGGTCAAGACCATTCACCGGGTCACTCTCGACAACCTCTGGCGCAGACAACTTTTGTGGTGCGGCCCCGTCCTCCGTCAATGGGCGGATACTCTTCTCGGAGGTATTTCTCCGCGAGGCATTTTCCAGTGCGCCCCCGCGTGCGGTCATTCCTGGTGTTCGGTATATCCCGCACTCAGGTGTTGCGTCTATTGCGGCGCTCGGAGACTTTTTCCCCGGCTCCGATGCCTATGCTGGACGGAAGTTCTTCGCAGTGGCCCACTCGGATAGTACCGGCTCCAGTGTCGGTGGCGTGGGAGCGATAGATATCTCTGGTCCATGGAGACCCGACTGATGGCGCTGCTCAGTATCTACGCTGACGCACCACGTCCGTTGGCCTTTGCGCAGGGGCGCGGCGTTGTGACCTATACGCGCACTGAGCATCTTGCGCAGCCGATGGTGAGTCTTCTCGACTTGCGCCACGCGATCCGCGGCGCTGGGCTCGGTGTGATTCGTGATCGCGTGATGATCAAGCTCACGCCCTCATCGCCGGAGAGCCCGTTTCGCAATGGCCGCGTCTGGCTGCTGCGCGTGGCCGACGGCTACAAGGCGTGGGAGGGCTGGAGCGACGCACAGGGCTGGTACACCGCGCGTGGGCTCGAAGTCGGCGTTGTATATGTCGCAGTGGGCATCGACCCCTATCGAGAGCACAAGACCACGGGCGCAGGCCCAGTGATCGCAGTTCACACGGACACGCTGACATGACGATGCAGATCTCGCGTGATCACCGCGCGGCACGCAACCAAGCCAGTATCGATCTGGCCGATGCTGGCAATGGCCCATCGGTGATTGAGCTATACGACGCGCAAGGCGGCAATCTGCTGGCTGTCCGAACGCTGGACAAGCCGTGCGGCGTCATCAACGCCGAAGGCCGTATCGTGTTGCAGCCATCGCTTGCAAACGACATGGTGCAGATTACGGGCAAACCCACTTTTGCTGTCTGGCGCAGCGGCGCTGGTGCGGCTATCGCATTGGACGCGGTCACTGACCAGCTTGGATCAGGGCCATTCAAGTTAGAGGGCACGAGCATTGGCGAAGACGGTCTGCCTACCGGCATGATCTACCAAGGCGGCGTAGTGGCCCTCACATCACCGATGTTGGTGGGGTGATCGTGTGGGTATCGGCACTCTTGTCTTCAGCGGCGAGCCGAATGATGGCTCGGGCAAACTCGTCTTCGGCGAGCAAGGCGCGGCGGTCGTACCCGATGCCGTTTTCAGCGTTGACGCTCAGTTGCCCGGCCTCGACGGCATCACGCTGCGCGCCGGTGCGCTCATGTCCGTCGACGTCGATCTGCCGGGTCTCGACGCCGATGTCACCCTCAAGTGGGACGCCAACGTCAGCCGCAACACGCTCGTCGACCTGCAGTCCCATTGGCAGGAAGCCACGCCAGTCGCAACTGATCTGCAGGCCCACTGGCAGGAGACAACCAAGATCCGCCGCGACACACTCATGTGCTGGCAGGAGGCCGCACCAGCCAGGTCCAACGTGGATGTTTGCTGGCAAGACACCTTGCGGCTGCGCGGATGCGTCGAGTCGCATTGGCAGGAAGGGACAAGGCTGCGCGGTTCGACTGATGTCGTTTGGCAAGAGGCTATCCGTGCACGCGGCACCGTTGAGTCTCACTGGCAGGAGGCTCTCAAGCGACGCGGACTGGTCGATGTGCTGTGGCAAGAAGCCTTGCGCCTTCGTGGATCGGTGCACTCGCATTGGCAAGACGCCAAGCCCGCTCGATCTGCAGTGGAGTCCAGATGGGGTCATGCCGCACGCGTGCGCATTGAGCTGCTCTCACACTGGCAAGAGGCTATGCGGCCACTTTCTGGCGTGTCGCTGCGCCCGCCTGTCATTCCCGAAACCAAGCCGCCGTGCTACGACCCGGCCAGTGTCGGTCGACTCATCTTCACAGACCTCGCAATGGGCGATGGCCGACTCGTGTTCGTGTGCCAGCGCCCTGGCGAGGTCTTGCCACCAGCCGCAATCGTCATTCCTCCGCAGAGGACTTACACAGTGATCAATTCCGTCGAGATCCGCCGCGCCGATGACCTGAACGGTGACCCGCTGCCCAGCGAGGCGTTTTCCATGTCGCTGGATCACCAGTCCTGGAGCTGGAAGTTCAGCGCCACGTTCCACATCGCTGCGCGAGAGGCACTAACGCTGAGCAGCTCGGGCGACCCGGTGGAGCTGGAAGTCCGCATCAACGGCCAGCCGTTCCGCCTGCTCGCCGAGTCGGCAAATCCGACCCGCAAATTCGGCGAGCACGTGGTCTCGGTCACAGGCCGAGGCCGCGCTGGCCATCTCGATGACAAGGCCGCAATCCAGACCTTCGGCAACACACTGGACGTGTCCGCCCACCAGCTCATGCTCGAGTGCCTCACCATCAACGGCACGGGCTTTGGCTGGACGGTGGATTGGGGCATCACCGACTGGATCGTGCCAGGCGGCGTCTGGATGCACCGGGGCACGTGGATCTCGGCCATTGCCGATATCGCTGGCGCAGCGGGGGCCTACCTACAGCCCCACGACACCGCCGAGATCATGCGTGTATTGCCGCTCTGGCCGCAACCTTGGTGGCGCTTCGACCAGCTCTCTCCCGACATCGAGCTGCCCGAGGGCTATTCGGAGGTCGACGACACGGCGATCAGCTGGCAACCGATGTACGAGCGCATCTACGTGTCCGGCGAAACAGGCGGCGGCTTGTTCGACCTGTCACGAGTTGGATCGGGCGGCGAGCCATTGCTCAAACCCATGGTCACGCACCCGCTGATCACGTCGCTCGACGTGGCCCGCCAGCGTGCTATCGCGGAGCTGTCGGAAACCGGCCAAGCCCTGAATCACAAGCTCATCCTGCCGATCAATGCGGCCAAGGGTGGCGTGATCAAGCCCGGAACGATCCTGCGCTACGTCGACGACAGCTCCGCTTGGCGCACCGGCATCGTCCGTTCGACGGGTATCAATATGCAGTTCCCAGAACTTACGCAGTCCTTGGAGGTCCAGAGCCATGCCTAATTTTTATGCCGAATTCAGAAAGATCCTCGCGCCCAGCCAACAGCTAGTCGGCGAGGTCGTGGCTTACCAGGACGGCATCGCCACGGTGATGCTGCCAGGTGGCGACCAGTGCCGAGCAAAGGGCCAGACGCAGGTCGGGGCCAAGGTGTTCATTCAGGACGAAAAGATCATCGGCCCCGCACCCGATCTGCCTGTGACGATTTCTGAGATCTGAAGGAGGACTGCACAGACCAAAAAAAGCCAGGGCGAATGCAAGGGTGCGGGAACACCCAAACAAACGCCTCCGCCGTGAGTGAGCACGGCATCGACCAAAGACCCTGACACCTGTGCACAGGCGGGGCAATCATAGGTGATGCCGAATGTACGAAATGAGATGCGGAAAGTGCCAGCGACTGCTGGCGAAAGCTGACGGGAACGTCGAGATCAAATGCCCGCGTTGCGGGTGTTTAAACCACTGGAGCGCCAAAGCCGCTGATCGCAGCGGCCAGAGCGCCAAACCACCAGAGCGCCATGAGCGTCATCAACGAACGAAAGCAACAGATGACGCAAGCATTGAAAAGCCCCTTGGCATGGCTCGGTGGCAAAAGCCGACTGGCCGACCGGATCATTGAAGTGATGCCGGATCACCAGACCTACTGCGAGGTGTTCGCAGGGGCGGCGTGGGTGCTCTTTAAAAAGCCGGAAAGCAAGGTCGAGATCATCAACGACATCAACTCGGATCTGACCAACCTGTACAGGTGCGTGAAGCATCACCTCGGCGAGCTGGTGCTCCAGTTCCGCTGGATGCTGGTGGCCCGCGACGAGTTCGAACGACTCCTGGCAACGCCGACAGAAACGCTCACAGACATCCAGCGGGCGGCGAGGTTCTACTACCTTGCCAAGTCCAGCTTTGGCGCGCGGATCGTGAAGCCAACCTTCGGGATCGCGGCGACCGCGCCGTCGCGTTTAAATCTGACCCGGATCGAGGAAGACCTGAGCGAGGCGCACCTGCGGCTGAGCCGGGTGTACATCGAGAACCGGCCCTTCGACCAGGTGATCCTGCGGTTCGACAAGGCTGGAACGCTCTTCTACCTTGATCCGCCGTACTGGAACAGCGAGAAGGAGTACGGGGAAAACATCTTCAGCCGAGAGGACTTTGGGCGGCTGGCTGAGATACTTGACGGGGTCAAGGGGAAATTCATTCTCAGCCTGAACGACACAGCCGGGGTTCGGGAGACCTTTGCCAACTTCCAGATCGCAGCGGTCAAGACACGCTACAGCTTCTCAAATTACGCCAAAAAGGAGGTTGGCGAGGTGCTGATCAGCAATTTCCCGATGGCTGGAAGCCAGTCGAGCCGTTTAAATCGAGTGCCAAAGCTGGCGACAAGAAGCGCCAAAGCCAGCGCCAATTAG